GTTCCAACACGGGATTTTGTTAACTCTGGATTTGCTTTTGATTTAGCGAGGCTAGTTGGGTTTACTGTAGGTACAACAAATCACAAAGTAGTGATTTACACTAGCTCTGGCACATTATTGTCAGCACAACGTCAGGACTTGGCTAGGGATGCGGTAGAGGCCAAATGCACTCATACCCTATGGCTAGATAGCGATATGCGGTTTCCAAAGGATTCTATTATTCGCTTGTTAAAACATGATACTGGTATTGTCTGTGGAAACTATGCAAAACGTAGATTTCCTACAGAGCCAATTGCGGTGAAAAAAAATACCCCAGATATGGATGCAACATTTGTCAATCGGGTATATACTGAGGACGATTCAACTGGATTGGTTGAAGTAGACTACTGCGGGATGGGTGTAATGCTTGTCAAATCCGAAGTCTACAAGTCTATGGAATATCCTTGGTTTGCTATCCCTTGGGTTCCCGCTGCGGAAGACTACATTGGTGAAGATGTATGGTTTTGCCGTAGAGCCGCCCAAAATGGGCATAAAACTTATGTTGACCAAGATCTCTCAAAACAGATCTTCCATATTGGCACATTTGAGTACAAACATGAGCATACACTAGCGTGTAGGGATGTAGAAAATGGCACTTGATACTTTTAGTGGGTTAAAGACTACCATAGCGGATTATCTAAACCGAGATGATCTTACGTCTGCCATTCCATCATTTATCACTTTGGCTGAAGCAAAGTTTAATCGTAAGTTGCGTGTAAGACAAATGGTCAAAAGGGCTACGGCTACTTTAGATACTCAGTATTTTGCCTTTCCATCTGATTTCTTACAGGCTAAAGAATTTCAACTTAATACAAATCCAATTACTTACTTACAGTATGTAACTCAGAATCAAGGTGATTACGGGTCTGCGACTAATTATGTTGCTGCTGGTAAACCTCAGTTTTATACAATTATTGGCACTCAGATACAAGTTATTCCAACTCCTGATACTGGTTATACGGGTGAACTTACATATTATGGTAAGATTCCTGCGCTGAGTGATTCAAACACAAGCAACTGGCTTCTGGCCTATGCCCCAGACTTGTACTTATATGGTTCTTTAGTAGAAGCAACACCATATTTAAAAGATGATGAGCGTCTTGCTGTTTGGAGTACGTTATATACAAACTCCTTGGGCGACATTGAGGTAGCAGATCAAAGGGCGTCTGTTGCTTCTACTCCGATTGTTCGTGCCCGATCTTTGGGGTAAAAAATGGCAGGTTCATTTACAGATTATCTTGAGGACAAGATCCTTAAGCACGTATTTACAAACGTAGCATACACATCTCCAACAACTGTTTACGTTGGATTGTTTACTGCCGCACCTACTGATGCAGGTGGTGGTACAGAATTGTCTGGTAGTGGATATACACGTAAATCTGCCGCTTTTACAGTAAGTGGTACTGGAACTCTGGCGACTAATAGTGCCGCAGTTGAGTTTGATGCCGCTACTGGTAGTTGGGGAACTATTGTTGCTATGGCAATATTTGATGCTTCTACAGCAGGAAATATGCTTGCTTGGGCTGACCTAACAACAAGTAAAACTATTGCAACTGGTGACGTTTTACGTATCCCAACTGGTGATCTTGACATTACATTGAGTTAATCATGGCATTAGTACTTGCAGATCGTGTAAAGGAAACTACTACAACGACAGGAACGGGTACTCTTACTCTTGCTGGCGCTGCTACTGGCTTTCAATCATTTTCAGCAGTTGGAAATGGTAATACTACTTACTATGCAATAAGCTCAAGTGGTGGATCTCAATGGGAAGTTGGGATTGGAACATATACAGCATCTGGAACGACACTAGCAAGAACAACAATTCTTGCGTCTTCTAATGGTGGAACTGCTGTTAATTTATCTGCTGGTACAAAAGATGTATTTGTAGTATATCCCGCAGGTAAATCTGTAAATCTTGATGCCTCTGGCAATGCTACTGCCCTTGGTACTGTGGTTTCTGCCACATTAACAAATGCAACAGGATTGCCTTTAACTACTGGTGTTACAGGAACTTTGCCTATTGCTAATGGTGGCACAGGCACTACATCAACAACTTTTGTTAATGCTGCATCAAATATAACTGGAACTCTGCCAGTTGCCAATGGTGGTACAGGTATAACTAGTTTAGGAACCAATGTTGCAACTTGGCTTGGCACTCCATCAAGTTCAAATCTTGCGTCTGCTGTAACAGATGAAACTGGTTCAGGTTCTTTGGTGTTTGCTACAAGTCCAACATTGGTTACGCCTATTCTTGGAACTCCAACATCTGCAACATTAACTAATGCTACTGGTTTGCCATTAACTACTGGCGTAACTGGAACTCTTCCTATTGCCAATGGTGGAACAAACTCTACGGCTACAGCTACTGCTGGTGGTGTCGGTTATGGTACTGGTACTGCACACGCCTATACATCTGCTGGGACTTCTGGTCAGTTTTTACAAAGCAATGGTTCAAGCGCACCTTCTTGGGTAGCAGCTGGTTCTGGCGCACTTACCCTGCTCTCCACTGTCACGGCTTCCAACTCAGCAACTGTTGACATAGAAACCACGTTAAGCAGCACATACGATGCTTACATCATTGTTGCGTCAGGGGTGACACCTAGTACGTCTGGCGTAAGTTTACTTTCTCGATTCAAGGTTGCAGGGTCTTATGTGACAGCCGCAACATATGATAATCACATAGATAATTCATCAACTTCTGATGGCGCTAATGTGTACAATAGTTCTATAAATACCTCTGAATTAAGAATAGCACAAGGTTTGGAGAATGTATCAACTGACAGCTTTGATTTTACCTTGCACATACACACGCCATCCAGTACAGCATTCTATAAAAAAATATACTGGCTTGGCGTATCTAATAGTGGTGTTGACATTCGGAGGCAAGATGGCATAGGGATGCTTGAAAATGCTGGTGCTGTAACTGGCGTCAGGTTTCTGGCAAGCAGTGGAAACATACTTGCAGGTAAATTCCGCCTCTATGGTATTTCTAACTCTTGAGGTGCAATTATGACAAACTATCATGCAACATCAGAAGGAAATGTTCCATTTACGGCAGAAGAAGAAATCGCTTGGGCGGCAGAGCAAGCAGCATGGGTTGCTAGTGCTAATGACCGCAAGGCCGCAGAAGTAAGGGTAAAGCGCAACACCAAGTTGTCTGAGACTGATTGGACACAAATTACTGACGCTACTACTGACAAGCAAGCATGGGCAACTTATCGTCAAGCCTTGCGTGATGTCACTACTCAATCAGGTTTCCCTTGGACTATTACATGGCCTGATGCGCCATAATTTAAGTAAATATCATGGAAAACAAGATAACACTTACTGACGAACAACTAGAACAGCTAGTTGAAAAAGTAACAGAAAAAGTAATAGAAAATGTTTATATTTCTATTGGGCAAAGTATTGTTAAAAAGTTTTTCTGGATTGTTGGTCTTGGAACAGTTGCTCTTTTTGCATGGTTATCGGGTAATGGACACTTGAAATAATGTTTGCGTTAAGTACTTTTTCCGAAGTTCCTTTTTCTACGCTTGGTAGCGGTGGAATATTTGATGCTGCGGCAAATGTAGATAGCACATCATCTATTACAAGTAATGCTAATGCAACTTTTGTTGTAAGTGCGGCTCCTACTAGTGCATCGTCAATTACAGCTTCTGCAATAGTTGTTAAATCTGCACAAGCAGATATTCAGTCGGCCAGTAATGTACAAGCATCTGCATCAGTAATATTTCTTTGTTCAGCAAATGTATCTCCTGTTTCAACAGTTGAATGTTCTACTGGATTAACAACAAATACTAGTGCTTTTGTATTTGGGAATGCTGTTGTTACCATTTCAGCAGTATTAAAATGGCAAGATAACGAATTAGTAAACGAAACATGGTCAACAATTTCAGATCAATCAGAGTCTTGGACTGACGCAAGCGATCAGTCTGAAACTTGGACAGTAACAACAAATTGAGGTAATTATGGCTGATACAACCACCACATATTTAAGTCTTACAAAACCAGAAGTCGGAGCTTCTAGTGATTCATGGGGTACTAAGCTAAATACAGACTTAGACTCTATTGACGCTTTGTTTGATACAGGTCCAGTACTTAGAGTTACCAAGGGTGGTACAGGTGCGGCTACTGCAGCAAATGCTCGTACAAGTTTAGCTGTGCCTGGTACTGCTGTTGATAATACTTATACTGGTAAACAGACATTTACTGGATCTACTACTGCGGTAGGCACTAAGTTTGTTAACGCATTAGAAAAGATAACAATTTCAGCAACTGCGGCTACTGGCACAATTGCTTACTATGCAACTACTCAGTCAGTTCTTTACTATACAAGTAATGCTTCTGCTAACTGGACAGTTAATCTAACGGGTGCGAGTACACCAGTTACTTTAGACACATTGATGGCAACAGGGGAGTCACTTACTGTTGTTCATTTGGTTACAAATGGTAGTACTGCGTATTACAACAGCGTTGTTCAAGTTGATGGAACTGTAACTGGAGTAACGACAAAATGGTTGGGTGGCGTAGCTCCTACTAGCGGATCTATTAGTGCTATTGATTCTTACACCTATACAGTAGTAAAAACTGGATCAGCAACATTTACAGTCTTTGCTTCCAAATCAGTATACGCTTAAACATCATGCCAATTTTAACTACTCTTGCATCATCCTCATCAAGAGCCTTTGGTGGAGGCATTGGTGGTGGTGTTTCTGGACAACAAGCATTTACAACACCAGGAAGTTTTACATGGACTGCCCCTGTTGGCGTTTATTCAGTTTCCATTGTATGTGTTGGTGCAGGCGGTAATGGCGGTGGCGGTGGCGGTGGACTTGGTTATAAGTCAGGATACTCAGTAACACCAGGCAATAGCTACACAGTTGTTGTTGGCAATGGAGCATCTAGTTCCAAAGACAGCTATTTTGTGAGTACAGCTGTTGTAAAAGGTGGCGGTGGTGCAGATGTTGGAGTTTATACAGGCGGCACTTACGCTGGTGATGGTGGCGGCAATGGTGGCGCTGGATCATTTAGTAATGGTGGTGGATCATTTTTTGGCGGTGGCGGTGGTGCTGGTGGATACTCTGGTAATGGTGGATATGGCGGTGGGCAAAGCGCAAATGCTGCAGCAGGTGCTGGCGGTGGCGGTGGCGGAGCAAATCGAGTTACTTATAGCTCTGGTGGACAAGGCAATAGTGGTGGTGGTGTAGGAATACTTGGACAAGGATCTAGTGGCAATGCGGGTGGCTTTGGTGGCTCTGGTGGAGCTAATGGAACTGGCGGTAGTAGTGGAACTGGTAGTGTTGGTGGAGCCTATGGTGGTGGTGGTGGCGCAGGAGACTTAGCTAATGGTAATGGCGGTAATGGCGCAGTAAGAATTATTTGGGGGTTGGGTAGGGCTTACCCATCATCTAATACTGGCGATGTATAAATGGCTAATTTAAGGCAACAGTTAGAAACACCTCCAATACCGAAGTTATCTTCTTCTGGAGATGTTTATTCATCTTCATTGCAAAACCAAAATAATAGTTTTCTGAACACGTTTTTTATCAAACTAGTTAATTCTTTGAATTCAGTACTTGGAATTCGTGGTGGCAAGTTTATGAATAACCCTTATGGGGCTTTTCAAGATAGTACAGACCAGACTGCGGCAAACACTACTACAGCCTATGCCGTCACATTTAATACAACAGATTTCTCTAATGGTGTAACTATAGCTAGTGGTTCAAGAATAACTGTAGCTGATACTGGAATTTGGAACTTGCAGTTTTCCATTCAGTTTAAGAACACCACAAACGATGGTCAAGATGTAGATATTTGGTTTCGCAAGAATGGTACAAACATTGACAATTCAAACAGTAGATTTCACCCTCCTCCGAGGAAAAGTGCTGGTGATCCAAGTCATATCATTGCTGCATTAAACTTTTTTGTAAGTATGAATTCAAACGATTACATTGAAATTATGTGGAGAACTGAGAATACTGGTGTAAGCATAGAGGCTTTTGGGACAA